CGAATGCTTCGTTCATTTGGCTTTACCGACTCTTCCACCTTTATTGGTGATGGACATAACCTCTTCAATTTGAGCAGGACTGAGGATTCTGAGGATTTCAGTACCTTTACGGTCTGAGCATTCCCATACCTCTTTGACAGCCTCAAGGGCCTCGTTCTCCACAGGCTTCGACCACTTATGAAAACCCCGGCGCCTGGAGCGAATGGTATGGAGCAGGTAGTGATACTGCATCTTGCGGTCAAGATGATGCCTGCGGTTCATTTCATTGACATACAACAGACAATCCATCTCATAGGAGAGGGTCTTGTTGATAATGAATGCCACATAGTCTTTTTCAGACAGGACATCGGTCATCAAGTCGTGTTTGCCGACCTGGATTTCTTTTACGAAGTCAAAGGGACTCATACTATGTCGATTCTTGGGTCAATTCCCACATTACAGGGCAGGGTGCCCAGTTGTGTAATTTTTCTGGTGCAGGAATTATATTCCCTATTAGCTCGTTGATACTCACTTCGGTGCATTTGTCACCATAACTTCCAAAAAGTTGAAGGGTGGCCGTGGCTTTATACATGAACCTGTTGTTGACACTAACTCCTATCACATGAGGTTTTTCTAATGACCTCACCCGATTTTCATAATCTTCAAATTTTCCATAATCTATCTCTGAGAGTATATGATCTCCTTTGACAAAAATTGATTTATTGGTCGTGGTTAGAAAATAAAACACATACTTACTTGGCTTTGTTCCGCTAAAGTGTATCCCGCCGTTCAATTGGGTTGTGCTTTTGCACTCCAACAGATGTATTTTACTGCCTCGTTCCCGAATTCCTATATCGGGAGGGTTCATAGACCCGAATGGATGATGAATGATAGACATTTCAGGAATGAATGGGGGGTGCACCATCATCTATCCACTCTAAATAATTTCCTGTTTGGGGAGAATGCTCATCTCTTGTGACGAGGGTAAATCCCGCATTCATGAATCTCTTTAGAGTGTTCTTCTCGTGTTGATCTTTCCACGCCCCGGTTTTAGTTTGGTTTGGCTTTGGTGGAGTCTTAGCCAAGGACAAAAATACACTTTGCATAATAGGAAACATTATAAAAACTCCACCCCCATCATGAGTTCGACGAGCAAGGCCATGACATTGATTTCCTGGTCCGCGACGAAGGCACCCTTGTACTGGTAGTCTGCCAAGAGCAAGACCACTTGGGGAATCGACTCAGGCTTGACGATGGTGTACAGGTTATCGTAGAGTTTGCGGTACAGTGTGGTAGGCTCCACATCATGTGATCCCACCCACTTCCGTAAGGCACCGAAGTCCTTCTCTTTGAGGAACTTCACAACTTCGGCAATCTCCAGGTCACCCAATTGACTGAGCAAACCCACATCGATCTTCCCAAAACTGGAATAGCGTTGGAGTTCGTTGATGATACGGCGGAAATCGGGGAAGAATTTCTTGATGAATTCGACCAATACCTTTTTGTCATACTCGACGGCCTCGGTGGTGAGGATCATCTGCACCCGACCAAAGAAGTCAACGGCCATCCGTTGCTTCTCGGCATTCTTGAGGGTGAAATCAACCACGGCACAACGAGAATGGAGCGGGTCGATGATACGACCTTTGAAGTTGCAGGTAAAGATGAAACTACAGTTGCCGGCAAACTCTTCCATTGCGTTTCTGAGCGCGGGCTGTGTTGAGGTAGGATTGAGATAATCCGCTTCGTCGATGATGATAACCTTGCGGCCACCAGACATCGAGAGACTAGACGCATAACTCTTGATCTTGGTACGGAAGACATCGATACCCGATTCATCCGATCCGTTGATGACCAGATAGTCACACCCAATCTCTTCGCACATGGCTTTCGCAATGGTCGTTTTGCCGACCCCAGGTCCGCCCGTGAGTAAAAGGTTGGGAATCATTTGTTGTTTGACGTATTCCCCGAAAGGCTGTTTGAGCCTTTCGGGTAAAATACAATCAGCAACGGTTGCTGGTCGATACTTTTCGGTCCAGAGCACATGTTTCATAATAAAAGACCTTTTTAGAGAGGAGTCGCAGTCAAATCAGTCACGGCGACCATTGGTTCACTTACTTCTAATGACAAGACAGCCGACCAAGGACCAAATTCCCCGAAGCGGACAGGACGGATTCTCCATGAATAGGACCCTGGTGCATTCACCACATCATCGAACGACACGGAATTCGCCGGCAGATTCGCCACGTTGACGAATGGGTTGCCTACGGTATTATCATCACGGCGTTCGATCTCATAACCACTCTCGGTTCCGTTGGCATCGGTCCATGAAAGGGCAACAACTCGTAGCATAGAGTACCTCCTAGAAGATGGATAAATTAACAATCCTATTTAGACAAAATAGTTTGTTATTTAGCCTTCTGTTCCAGGGCAATCCAGTACTGCAACTTACGAGTGGTGTTCTCAAAGTGAGAGACACCCTTGGAGGAGACGGTGACCTTGTAGGTACCGGGCAGCATCTTCCAGTTCTCGGTTTTGAACATGAAGAAGCAATCAGGACCAGTATGCACTTCGACCTTGAGGGTGTCGGAATGCGCGGAATCGTTTTGCCCATCCATTAGACGCAAGGAGAGGAAGCCATCTTTCCCGACGACGGCGATGTTGGGGCATCCCAACACGCTGGCCGACTTGGTGACCCAGGCGAGGTCTTGCTCATTCAACAGGAAGGTGGCATCTTCTGAAGGCACCTTGATGTTGGCGTCTGGCGGGGTCTTGATGTTGCTGGCATCGCAACAGCGATAGGTGATCCGGCTGCGATCCCCGTAGCCCTTGATGATGACATCATTACCATCGAGGGTGACTTCTGGTGCTTCCTTATGGAGGGAGAGGATGGAGAGGAGTTGGTTGAGTTCAAAGATACCAAAGTCAGCAGGAATGGTTTCATCGATAGTGGCTTCGGCCAGAATCGTCTTTTCCTTGCTGACCGTCCTCAACAGGTTGCCCTTGCGGAACATGAGCGCCGTGTTGATGCTGGCATAATTTTTGAGCACGTCGAGCGTATTCTCTGACAGTTTCATAGGAACCTCACAAGTAAATAATGATATAGTATAGCACAGCCTTATAGGGAAGTCAAGAAGACATTTTGATTTTCGATGAGGAAGCGCACATTATCTCTCAGGTCGGCAAGTGTACCGTCATTGTAGATCGTATGATTCATGGGGCACCCAATCCAATCCCACTCAGACTGGTGGATACCCAGACCTTTCATGACATTGATGGAATTTTGAACCCCTGCGTTTGCTTGTTCGGCAGTCAAAATCCAATATGGTTCGGCTCCTCGGCGCACTCGCACCACAATACCGCCTTCTTTCTGCACCGCGGCAATTTCATTCTTAAAGCGTACATCGGTAATGACCGTCGGCATTGTGCGATGGTTGCATCGATTCAAGAGAGACGCGACCCAGAGGTCTGGGTGGAACACGTTACGACCCGCTTCAGTACCCATCAGTTGCAACGCGAGCCGTGGGGTAAACTCCTTGCCGAATTTATCGCTCCAAAAATCATCAGGCTTCTCACGCCATTGCCTAGAGGCCGCCGTGCTGCCTTCTAACATCTCTCGGTCCCACCCAAAGATGAAGCTCACCGCATCTTTGAGTGGTGCCGCAAACGAGTCCTTGACGAAACGATGATCCTGCACAAGAAAATCACCTACACTCCCTTTTCCAGAACCAATGAACCCAACCAATCCCACGATCATAATAAAGACTCCTCTTAGAGTTTCCCAGTCAAGTCAGCGATCTTTGCCATATTTCCGGTAAAGGCATAGGTACCCACATGCTGTGTCTGGACCCAGGGGCACAACCAGATATGTCCACCGATCTTGCGGTACCACTGGCAGAACATGTAATCTTCTGAGAGGTAGCGTTCACTGACTGGATCGATCACGGTGTCAAAGTACGCATGAATATAACGATCCCCTGAGAAGTTCTTTTGCCCTACATGGTCAGGACGGTACTTGAGTTCGGGGTACGCGGTGGCAAAGAGCGGGAACACTTCACGCTTGACGAGCATGTACCCGGTACCAATCTCCATGACTTCCAACGGTTCAGACACCTGGAATCGTTCGGTGCCTTTCACGACATTGAACACATAGTCACCCACGACATTCTCAAGTTCCTTGGGGTCGAGGGTCGGATGGTTTCTGGCAGCCGTGGCAATGTTGTGCCAATTGAGGGCTTTCTTCGGATAGGGTGCCCCGATCACGTCCTTATCCAAGGCCATCATGGCAATGATATCCTGGGGATTGAAGTGAATGTCGGCATCAAGGAAGAGAAGGTGGGTGAAATCTGTTCTGAGAAATTCATCCACGAGGTAGTTGCGGGCCCGGGTAATCAGCGACTCGTTGAAGATGAAGGAGAACCGAGAGGTGATACCGTATTGCTGAAAGAGGGTCTGAAGGTCCAAGCAGGACTTCATGTACATGCCACAACACATGCCGCCATACATCGGTGTGGCGATGAAAATTCGCTGCTTGCGTAGTTGCTCAATATCGATCTTTATTTCCACGTCAACCTCCTGGTAAGAATAATGAAGTCATTAGTAGTATGTAGGCATCGTTATTTTTTTGAACTTCCAAAGAAGTAGCCAACAATCTCAAGACCAAGCAGGACAATGAGTAATAACATGAGAGTCCACAACAGTTCTTCCCCTACGTTGCTCATGCGGTACCTGTTTTTTCTACCAGACCTGGAATCAGGACCACCTGCACCGCGGCTTCATGGTAGAGGGTTTGACTGAGTTCGATAGACTTTTCCCATCGGGGATTGAAACTGAGGGGCGCCACGACTCGCTTGATGCCGGCATTGATGATAATGGCGGTACACTTGGAACAGGAGAGGAAGGGCCAGAGGTAGAGGGTCGTGCCGTCGAGGGGTTGGGTGGCAAAGAGGAGGGCATTGATTTCTCCGTGCACCACCATGCTGTACTTCACTTCGCGGTCATTCAATCGCTCAGGGGTATCCTTGACGCCTCGTGGGAAGCCATTGTAGCCTGTGGAGATAATGCGATTGCGTTTATCGACGATCACGGCACCGACTTGGGTGCTTGGGTCTTTGGACCACGTACTGATATACCGAGCGAGTTCAACGAACCGTAAATCCCATTTATTGCGGAACATTAGAGTCCACCTTCTTTGTCGTGGAGTTCATTCCAGGGGTTCACGCCGGGTTCCATCACCGCACCGTTGTTACGGATATCAGCAAAGGACCATGATTCGGCACCATCGACATGAAGGATGAAGGAAATTTCCCCAGTGGGAAGTTCGGGGTGATTGGTGGCACGAAGGAGTTGTTGGATTTGTTCGGCAATAATTCTTTTTTGATTCAGCGAGAACATTTTTCATCTCCATAATACAAAAAGCGAATGTGTTTGGCATGGGGCCACTTGTCGGCGCCATGAGGACAGAGGGTCGTCGTGGTTTGGCAGAGTCGAGCCATCTTGACTGGCCATTTGGCGAGGGCCCACTCAGGAAAATAGGTTTGTTTGAAGTGTTCCCACCAGGTAGAGGGGACGTCGTGGAAGGTTTCGACACCTTTGTATCCCTGAAGCATGTAGTTCCGCATACCAATACGGAACGATTCAGACGCATAATCGATCATATAATCGAATGAAGCGTTCTCGGCCACTCCATGATCGAGCGGAAACATAATTTGGCAATTGAATTTGTGCCTGGTGAGCAGCACTTCCATGGCCTGCTTCATCATAATATCATCGCCGTAGGGAGAGAAGGATGTTTTGGGTGCCATGAAGTCTCCTGACAAAGAAAAGTGGAGGCCACCATTGCGGTGGCCCCCACTATGCGAGCGGATCGAACTATGTGATTAGTTCGCGCCCTTTGCTGACACACCGCGCATGGTGCAAGTCTGGGCGAATGCCGCAGACGGGCGACCCAAGCGATACACGTTGACGTGGCTGCCGTCGCCGCGGCGCTTTGAATTCGTATAGATGGCGTAGCCTTCTGCACGAAGCTGGGCGATCACGGTGCTGAAATTCTTGATGCCAAAACGGGCTTGCGCCTGTGCGACACTAAGGGTGTTGTAACCCTCGGTCTTGCTCAAGAAACTAAGAATCTTCGACTTTGCTGAAACTCTGGACATAGAAACCTCACTATTATATCGCCGCAGAAAAAGGAGCGCGGCTAACCTCCATAACAATTGAGAAACTCAATCGAGCGCACAATCAAGAACTATGATATCACATAAGGCACCCCTTGTCAACAACTATTTTCATGTACCGATTAGGTCGTGGCTTCTTCGGGATCGAAGTCTGCCGGAGCGGCTACATCGGTAGGTTCCATCGTATTTTCCACCACCATCGTTGCATCCAATTTGGTGTACAAGTCGATCAAGGCTCGCTTGGTCAGTTCATCAAAGCGATTCAGGCAATACGTGATACACTTCAGCCTGTCCCCGTTGAAAATAGGATAGGCGCGAGCGATATGCACCAATCTGCGGGTGGAAATGACTTCCTGCAAGGCTGCTTCATTGTCATGGGCTTTACGAACCACCGTCGCCCAGGTCACCAGGTTGGTAGCGAATTCATCGTCGGCCCGTCCGGCCTCTTCTAATTCACCCTTCACGATCTTCAATTCAATCGCATTCGGGGCCCACTCCTGTTCAAAGGTGATGGGGAATCGCTCAAGGAAGGATTCGTTGAGGACGTTGGTAAACATATACCGACCATCCTCAGAGCCTTTGCCTTTGGTATTCGCCGTGACGATGATCTGGAATCCCTTGGCGGGCGTGATAATCTCACCCTTCTTCTTGAGAAGAAACGGCTTGCCTTCCAAGACTCGTTGCAGGCAGGATAAATTCTGTGCACCGTAATCGACTTCATCGATACACACCACGGCGCCTCGGCGAGCCGCGACGGTCACAGAGCCATCACGCCACACCATTTCGTTGTTGATGAGGACGTAGTTACCCAGGAGGTCACCCTCGTCGGTCTCTGCGGTCATAGGCACAGGAATGAATTCACGACCGAGTTTGGCACAGGCTTGTTCGACTGACATGGACTTGCCATTGCCAGAGGGGCCCGTGATAAACACCGGATAGAATTGCTTGGAGGCGATAATCGCTTTGAGATCGTCGAAGTTACCGAAAGGTCGGTAGTTTTTGTAGACGGGTGGCACAATGCCTTGTTCCTCAATATCGGTCGTCATTGACGCAATACGAAGTTTCGGCGCATGGGTAATCTTTTCGAGTGTCGGATTCAGTTCCGGCATGATTGTTTCTTCTGCAACGGCTTTTTGTTTTCTCTGCGGGAACTGCAAACTGGGTTTGCCACCGATCTTCGGCGCAAACGG